CCGCTTCAATAGATGGCGTGCTATTATAAGTGTTTGTGAAGGATAGGATTTCATCATAAATTACTTTTTCTGTTCTATCCGAAAAATACTCATCTTTGAGGAAAGGTAAAACCTTCCTCATGTAGTCATCATTCTGTATCAGATTCCTCAGAATAGTCTGTTCCAACTTCATCAATAATTCCCTTGTCAATGTTTTGTGACATTATACTTACTAAAATGTCACCGATATGGTTTTTGAATTCGGAACTTTTCTCAAGTTCTTCTTTATTCAAAGTAGTTTCCATCACATTATATACGAACCTGAGATAGATGGCACCATCTTTCTCTTCTTCAATCTTCACTTTACCATATTGATAAACGGTATCTGAGTATTGACCTGTCAGTAATTTAATACCAACAGTAGTTCCTTCAGATTCTGGAATAACATAATTAAAATCTACACCTTCTTTATACTGCTTCGACATCAATATCTCCTTGCATAATATTACCAGTAGCAATCTGATACTTGTCTTGAATATAGTCTTGGAATGATTTGTCTTTTAGAATTGGAATCCAAAACTCTTTTGAATCGGTATCTTTAATGCGATACTTCTTTTCTTCCACTTCACCGGTAGTTTTATCTACCTTTGAATACCAACCATTGCTAGGCTTGATAACATGTCCGGATTCAAGTGCAATATCAAGTAAGCCAGACCATTTGCTAATACCGCCATCAAAAGACACAGACACAGGAATTTTAGATTTTTCTTTAACATAACGTGATTTTTCTACATTGATAATAAAATTGTAACCAATAACTTCGGTACCTTCTTTTTCTTGCTGACGACCGATGATAAAGATGTTATCAGCGGAGTAATAAGAACCTGTGCCACCACCAACAATATCTTTAGGATATAAACCAATTTCTTTGTATGTGTGATTCACAACAATCATTGGAATATCTTTGAGTGATAAGTGTGGTGTTACCATGCGGAACAAAGACTTCACTTGTTTAGCACGTGACATATCGGCAACAGACTTACCTTCAAGTGCATCATCAACTTCTTTCTTTGATGCAAGATTGCCGATAGAATCAATAACAATAATGAGTCTATCACCACGTTCCAGATTTGAGAGTTGTTGCATGATATCAAACTTCAACTGTTCAATATCCGTAAGTGGAGTATGAAGTACACGATTGGTATCGATACCAAAAGAATCAAAGTAGGACTGTGGAGTACCAAACTCTGAATCATAAAATAACAAAGCGGCATCTTCATATTTGTCCAAATAAGATTTGGCCATCAACAAAGAGAAAGCAGTCTTAAAGTGCTTTGATGGACCTGCCCACATTGTAAGACCTGGTGTTAAGCCGCCATCCAGTTTACCGGACAAAGCAACGTTAATAATTGGAATGGATGTGGGAATCATATCCTTATCCAAAAAGAATTTAGATTTCGCTAGAATAGCCGAATCTTTAATGGAACTGTTCTTTTTAATTTTGTCCAAAATGCTCATAATTTTCCTTTAATCGAATAGTGAGTTTGTGCGTTCTGTTGTCCAGTCCATACAATCGAGAATAACTTTAATTGGTTCTAAAAATGTTTTGTCGAATTGTGTATTGTAATCGATACAGTCTTGGAGACCAAATTCAACGGGCAATCTTCCTGGGAAAGACACCACATTTTCTTTGAATATGTTTGGTGTTTTGAGATAGGTAAATTTAATCTTTTCACCTTCTTGGATCAACGGATACTTCTTAGAGAGACCTTTTTCTTCAAGGTACTTATTATATAGCAATGCACCTCTCACGTGGATTGGTGTACCTTTAGAATAAATGGTAGTCTTGTTAGCATATTCTTTGAGACCATTAATACCACGTGGAAATGAAATATCTTCCACATTCAATTTCTTGAACTCAGTTCGGAAAGTATCGATGAATGTATGCATGTCAGATTCAGAACCTTTCATCATAATCTGAAGTGCTTGTTTCATCTTCTCACGCACAGGCGCAGGCGTGGAGGATTTAATCATTTCAAGACCCATGACTTTCATGTCTGGTTCGGTATACTGAACGCCTTCATTGTTGTACACGTGCATGATATAACGTTTCTTTGCAGTCCAGATACCTTTGTCGGCAAGTGCTTCACGTTTCATCTGCATCTTTTGGTCATACGCATGAACATAGTCAGCAAGTTCTTTGTAAGACTTGTCAATGAACGGTTGAATCTTTTCTTCACAGATTTTATCCATAAAAGAAATGACTTTATTCTTATCAGAAGTGTCTTTAATAAACTTGTCAACCAATTCACCAAGACGGAGATAAATCGAATCTGTATCAGAGGCAATTACATAATCTTTGTCCGTTTTCAGCAGAGAGTTCATGTAACCATTTATTTTAGATTCAATCCAACGAATACTGAATTGGCCAGCAGTGGTGACACCCAAGGCCATACGTAGATCATAAAACCGAAAATATTGGGAACCTAAAGCACCATAAGCACTATTAAGGGATACTTTTTTTGCCAACTGTAGGTTATTGTATCTGGCGATACGTTTCTCAATGTCATATTTCTTAGTATCATCTTTTTCTGCCTCATAGTCTTTCTTAGCCTGAATCATCATCTTCTTAAACTTCTTACGATCTTCATACATGTCTTCCATCATTTTAGGTAAGAAGCCTTGCATATCGGTACGGAAGAATTGACCGTTCGGAGTAATTGTTACATTTTCCAGAGCAGACAAATCAACTTGCTTTTTCAGCATCTTGTCAACAGAGACACCTTGTGATAGAACATCACGCATTTCTTGTGTGTAATCTTCTGGCTCAATGAGAGTTTCAGGCGAAATGTTGTATTGCATCATCAAGTGTGGATACAAAGAATTCAAGTCAAATGAAGCAACCCAATTGTGAAGACCAACTTGTGGGTCTTTTACGAAAGCACCTTCGAAAGCGGCATCTTTATCTTTGACAATTCGTGGAGGAACCACAATGTTCTGGTTCATCAAATGATTGTATGTCAGAGCATCCCACATACGAGTCTGTGCAAACACATCATCATAATTGGTCTTTGTGTCATAAGCCAGAGTGAGTGCAAGTTCAAGTAACTTCAGTTTATCTTCAAGTTTGAGAATCAAGTCAACGTCTTTGATGTTGTATTCAATAAACAGTTGGTAATTCAAACGATACAACTGGTGCAGATTGTCATATTCTTCGTATGAGATTTTACCTTCACCGAGTTCGAATTGTGCAATAGCGTCAAGTCGATAGGATTCTTGTGACTTGCCGTTTGGTGAATACCATTTGTACAGTTCAAGATAGTCAAGGTCACCGACACCAACAAGTTCATACACCGTCATTTTACGGTTCATAACAAATGCTTGGCGTTCAGAGATGATGTTCCACGGAGACAATTTCTTGGCTTCATCTTCACCGAGAACTTTACGCATACGATTCACAAGATAAGGTACATCAAAGAATTTGGTGTTCCAGCCAGTCAGTGCATCTGGACATTTCTCTTGCCAGAGTTTCAGAAAGAACTTGAGCAAGTGATATTCATCTTTGCACTTCATGTATCGTTCTTGACCCTTGACTTCATAATCACCACAACCGAAAACGAACATATGCCCACCGATAAATCGGAGAGCAATAGCAGTAACTGGTTCATTAGCTTCGTATGGATCAGGGAAGCCGTTCTCTGAACCGACCTCAATATCGACAATTGCAATAGAGACTTTATCAAAGTCCCAATCAATCATTTCTTTGTGTTGTTCACCGATGAAGGCATATTCAAAACGATTTTGACCATAGATAGTTTTACCAGAGACACCTTCGAACTGACGGAGATAATCACGTGCGTCACGCATCGAATCGAATTTACGATCCTGTAAATATGTACCATCAAGTGAAGTAAAGTTTGTTACTTTCTTTGATGGCTCATAAAGTGTTGGTCGATAGGGAATTTTAATTTTTGTGCGTTTACCATCAGTAACACCACGATATAGGATGCTGTTACCGACAGATTGTACGTTTGTATAGAAAAGAGACATTAGCCTGTGATTAGTTGATTTGAAGAGCCGCCTGACATCATTGCATTGTAATTATCAATGATGTTTTGGTCTGGATCATATGTGTATGCGATGTGTAGAGGTTCAATTAGAATTGTAACCTCTTTTGATTGGTCAGCAAAAGCTGGAAACGGAACAAAACCCATAGAAGGCGGTGCACCGTTAATTTTAGGTGGTACTACTCTGAGTTGCATTGGATTTTTAAGCAAAGCACGACCATCTCCACTAATTGTGGATTCAGAAATGACTTCTTCACCTGTGACAAGTTTGAAACCTTTAATACTCATAATTATACCTCTGCGTTGAAAAAGAAAGTTTGAAATAATCGTCCATTATACTTCGAATCACCAAAACCTGGCAACATACTTCTGTGGTAATATTCACCTCGGTAAATAACCAAACGATTAAAAATGTTTGAAACTTGAATGATTGGTTCCCATTTATCGACCTCGTTTATATCCTCAGCCGAGGAATTATAATCCGTTTTAGGATCATTTCGGTCTAGCATGAAAACTTTGGATTCTTTATTTCGGTAAATAGCAGTTCCCGATTCTAGTGGTGCATCGGGTGTCAAATAAAGAACTGCCGCCCAATTGGTTGGATCATAATGAACCCATGTTTTATCTTGTGATGTGGTAAACTGGAAAGCTGTATTGTATTCTTCTGGCCACCATGTAATATTCCTGCGGAGAATATTCTCAAACATGGCTTTGGCATTGGTGTTGTGTTCACCTTGCATAATTGCGGTTCTGGCACCAGGATAATTACCTTTAACATCAAATGGTAAAGATAATGCATAATCTCTGACACCCATAGCATTGGAGTAGAAGTTGTCAAAAACCATAAAGGAAGGTGTCATAAAGGTCCTTTTATTCATAAATATAAGAAGTTATTAGTTATTTTATCATTTTTCGTATTAAATGTCAACAGAATTGAGGTACAAATGAAAAAGTTTGTGTTGAGTGTCTTATCAATTATATATCTTGGTCTTGTAAATGCACAACCAATTGTAACGGAATCGACAACAAAAAGTACAGTGAATTCGGTAACGGATTCAAACACGACCGTAAAATCTCCACCACCATCGGCTATCACACCGACAATGAATATTTCAAACTCCGATTTGTGTACTGTCGGAGTTGCCGGTGCCGTACAAACACAGATTTTAGGTATCTCAGCCGGAAGAACAGTCAAAGATATGAACTGTGAACGATTGAAATTATCTAAAACATTATACGATATGGGTATGAAAGTTGCTGCCGTATCCACATTGTGTCAGGATAAACGAGTTTTTGACGCCATGATGATGGCTGGAACTCCTTGTCCGTTTGATGGAACTATTGGTGCTGAAGCAAAAGAATCTTGGAAAGCAAATAAAAAGTTACAACCCGGAAATGTCGAAAAAGAAGGAATGAGCGATGACTCTAAAACAATGTACAGTATTGGCGGCCTTCTTTCTTTGTTGCTCCTACTCTTACTCTGAAATAGTTAACGGTACGACAACGAATGCCGCAAGTAAAGGTCTAACGTGGAAAATGACCGGCGTTTTGCCGGCAGTCACAGGCTTGACGGTTGATGGAGTGATATATCAGTATACGGCTGTGAAGAATACTAAAGATGCGATGGTCGTAAATGTACAAAACGCAAATGCCATAGATACTGGATATATCTTTAGAAGTCAAGATGATTGGACAGGAAAACCTGGAAACTCCATAACTAAGGTTGTACCTGTTGACAATATTGCTGGTAAATATTGGGGTGATGGTTCAATTAATGTGACCGGTCAGGGTGAAGTTACTAATGCATCGGTTGTGTACAAGTATCGTTATGATACGTGTTATAACCCATTAAGTGATCCAAGCTGTCCAGGTTATGCTCAAGCTATGTTGGACTTACTGGCTTCTAAAGCGGCTGAACCTGTTGATCCATTGTCGAACAAGTATGTCAAAGATGCTTTAGAGGGTAAACCTTTACCAGAAGATGAAGAAAAGAAGAAAGATTTGAATCCTAAGAGGGAGAAGAAGGTTGAAAAAGTAGCTGTCGATAAAAAGGCGGTTATTATCAATAGTTTGGTGAGTGCGGAAGATGCTCAAAAAGCAACAAGATTTGAAATGATGAATAACATTCCAGGGTTTAGTGCTTATAGCATAAATATAGTTGGAGGTGTATATAATGATGTGATTCGTTATCCTGAAAAGAAGTTACCTGATAGTCGAAATGGCAGAAGTCTTGGTGTAGCGCAAGAAAGGTTACATGGGGCTATGGTAGATTCACAATATAATAGATGACATTAGAACATACAAACAACGAAAGGCAAAAGATGTTCAGAAAAGTTTTACTTGCAAGTTTACTTGCATTACCGTTAGTTACAACGGCACAAGATATACCAATTGTAGGTACAGTAACTTCCAAATGTGTTATTTACACAGAAACACCTGGTGTGTATGGTAACCCAACACCTGGTGTATTGAGTACTGCTGTAGCAGATGGTGGTGTGCAACCAATCATTAGATATGATGTTGTACAATCTGGTTTTTACAAAGCTGTTATAACTGTACCAAATTCATTCACATCTTCACCAGTATTATCTGATGTTGTTAGATGGACTGGAAGTGTTGATGTTAGCAGAGTAACTGATGCGGCTATGTCTGCTTACAGTACAAACAAAAGAACGTACAACGAAACAACTGAAGTTAATTTGACAGTTGCAGGATCAGTTTGGTTCAAAGCAGATTCAAAAGCAGAATATGGTTATAACAAAGCGTTTCCAGCAGGAACATATAGATCGATTGTAACTGCAACTTGTTTAGCCGTATAAGGTGATATATGTTTCGTTATGTGATTGCTTTGATGATGGTTTTAAGTTGTAGTGCAAATGCACATCAGTTTCTACCAACTTATCCAAAATTTCAGAATTCTTTTGTTGAAGGTGTCGTTTATACGAAAATGGAACTTTTCAATAAAAGAAAAGAAATTGGATTTTATGAGTTGGGTGTTTTTGATGGAGATTGGAATTCAATAACATTTGCAACCGAAAGTAAAATTATTCGTGTAAACTATCTTGAAACAAAATATATCAATGTCTATATTAAAAAAGAAGATTTGAAGAGAGCCGTTTATATCTGTACAGAGTCGAAGATAAGAAAAGAGGATATACAGGCTACTTCAATTGCTTCAAAAATTTGTTCGAAAATAAAATAACATGAAATATATTATTGGTATTGTTTTGTTGACTTTTTGTAATTTAAGTACCGCACAAACT